AATCCTGTCCTGACTGCTTATTAAAAATAAATCGTATGGAAATAAAACCAAATTACGCAACATTTGAACAAAGTAAATTACTTAAAGAAAAAGGATTGGTTGTTAAATCAGATAGATATTGGGTTAAAATGACTGAAGATTCATATACTGAAATGACTGATTGGCGATTAGAAGATTTGGATAGTGATATTGGGATTGGTGGCAATCTTGTAATTACCAAATATCAACAATGGCAAGTTGTGGAATTTTTAAGAATTAATTACGGTATTTGGGTTGGTGTTACAATGTATATTAATCATGATGGTAGATTTTATTCAGCCAATATTCAGAATAATGACAATAAACATCAATCATTTAATGGACATAAATCACCACAAGAAGCATATTCAGCAGCATTTGATCATATATTAAATAATAATTTAATTTAAAAACATTATTTGTTGTACACCATTAAAACGTTGGGTGGTTAAATAATCTACATCCAAAAGATAGCAACAAATATTTTATTAGAGAGTGGCGAAATTGGTTAGACGCTATACTGTTGCCTTAAACAAGCTACGGTGAATTTTACAGGTTCGAATCCTGTCTCTCTAACTTTGTTAGTTTTAGTTTTAATACGGGGGTGCATTTCTATGCTGCTCCCTTTTTTATTATTAGGTAGCTTTAAGCATACTATATATTTATTAATCATTAAAAAATTAATTATGAAAACATTCTTATTATTTATGACTATGTCTGTATTCTCAAATAATAATTTTATAGAGAATATTACATTAACGACGTACAGACCATCTATTAAAGAAACAGATGCTAACCCAGATGTTACAGCCAGTGGATTTAAAATTGATTTAAAAACTCCAGAGAAACATAAAATACTAGCTGTTAGTAGGGATTTAAAGAAAAAGTTTAAATGGGGTTCTAAAGTGAGAATCACCAATGCTGGGAGGTTTAATGGTGTATATCGTGTTCATGATGTTATGAACAAAAGATATAAAAAGAGAATTGACGTATTAATAGGGTGGAAACAAAAAGCCACTAAATTAAATAATGTTAAAATTATTAGATTGTGACAGAAAAAAGAAGACAATTAAATTTTAAACATCTTTGTCAGAAATATCCAGATATAAATCCTGTTGAGGGGGAAAATCTGGATATTCCTACAATGAGAATAAACATTTTAAAAAAATGCTGGTATGATAAATCTCGTTTCAAATCTGTTACAAGCATAGCTAAAGTGACAGGAATTTCAGAAAGAGAGATATTAAGAACAGCAAGTGATGAAAAATTTACTCAAAGAAGAGATATTAAAACTGTTAAATTATGAAATCAAACAAAGAATCATTAATTATTTTAGCATTATATCTAGCTTTATTAGCTTGGATAATACTTATGCTCACATCATGTTCTGCACCAAAAACAGGTTGTAGATATGTTGTACACAAAAAAGCTTACAGTACATTTTAAATCAAATCAAATGAAAAAAATCACACTCACAGCACAAGAATTTAATGTTTTTAAAGAAATTGCATCATTTATGTATCAATTCTGGGTTTCTAAAGGAATTATACATATCCAGGCACAAGAATCTCAATTGGCAGAATTAGGTTATTAATTTTAGGCTCCCTCATATACATATATGGGGGAGATTTTTACATCACCATCAAAAATTATTTTATGTTAGCAAAAATTGTAATGAAATCTTATATGCCTAAAGAATTAGAATTAGGTATGATGTTTATGGGGGCAGACTCTGTATATGCATTGCACAAAATTCCTAATGATATGGAAAAGTATATTGCTTTACATGGAGCTCCTGTTGAACCTTATATTATTGCAGAAATGCAAAATCCTGATGATCAGCCAATTGTATTAGCCACTCCAGACCAATTAGCTTGGTGGGATGAGGGAGAATTTACAGACGAATTAAGAGATATGACTATTGTAGATCTTAATAGTGTATTGTCTGATTGGGATGGATATATAGAAATTGAAACAGAAGAAGGTGATATTCCTACATTATATGAAGGAAAAGTGACCATTTCTGTATGTTTTGAAGAAGATGCTGAAGAAGATGCTTCTTCATTTTTAGAAGATGAAGACCAATTTTGGAACTGGGAATAAATTTTTTAATTAAAACTTAATAAAATGACGGAAATTAATTTATTTTTAGAAGTTATTGTAGAATTTTTTGTAGCTCTAACTAATTCAATTAAAAATCTTGATACAAAGAAAAAGATTGTAATTAAATTAGTTAATGATCCAAAAGTTCAATCCACTGTGTACCCTTCTCAAACTTATTCTTTTGAGGAGTGGTGTAAAGTTGTTAATGCTTCTTTGTTACATGGAAGAAGCACCAATCATATTGATTGTGATGTGTGAGAAAGCAAGCCCTTAATGCAAAGGTGTTAAGGGCCCTTTTTTATCAATCTTTTCATCAAAAACCCATAATATGCCAAAAGCAACATTAGTTTTTACTTCTAGAAGATTAAATAGAAGCAGAATAAGAGTTTTTACAGCAGATAAAGCAAAAAGATCTGCTATTAAATTCATAGACAAAGTTATGCTGGCAGCAAAAGCAAGCAAAAAAGAATGCTTGTTTAATTAATTAATCAGCCCTCTCATATATAATGGGAGGGCTTAAATTACACACACATGAAAAAATTATTTATTTTATTGCTCATATTACTTTTTAGTAGTATATCAAACGCACAATCATCTTCTTACATATGTTCAAAAACAGAAATCTCTGTTTATAACAACCTATTAGACAAATGGGAAACCAGAGTGGTGGAGGAAGATGCTAATATTAAAATCACAATAGAAAGCAACATTATTATTATCCATGCTAAAGCTAAGAGTATTATTTCTGTAGGAAAAAATATTTCCAAAAAAGAAGAACAAGATTATACAAGTGATATGTTTAATGCTTATGATTATGAATCAGGAGAAACCTGTAAAGTGTGTTTTATTAGGAATAATGTTTCTGGTACACTCACTTTAATGGTATTTAAATCATTAAAATCAAGAGAATTAGCACTTACATATGAATTAAATTAAATATATTATGAATAAAAGAGAAAGACATAAATTATATAAACAATTATTAAAAATAGTTTGTGCAGACCCAGAGGTAAGACAAGGAATATGTTATTATTTAGCAAACTGCACTACTCTTGGAATAACGTTATGCTATCGTATGGAGGAATTATTACCAGAATTATATGAAAAAGCTCCTAAAAAATGGAAAAAAAACTTTTTTTCATACTGGTTTCCTACAACATATGAAGGATGGGAAAAAAGAATAGCTATTATTGAACAATGTATTGAAGAAACAAAATAATTATGAAATATAGAATTTATTTACCAAAAGACAGAGCTTTTTATATTATAGAACATCTTGATGCCTCTTTGTTTAAAATCCTTGAAAAAGAAGGAGAACATAGTTTTTATAAAATGGAATTTGAAATAAAAGATTCTGTAGATTTGTCTTCTTTATTATCAACTATATTTCATTGTGGATTTGAACAAGCATTAAATATTTGAAATATGGCAAAGTTAACAAAAAAAGATAGACACGAATTTTACAAAAAACTGTTAGATTTTACAGTGGAAGATCCAAATCTTGATAATGGAATGTGTTTTTATATACATCGTATAATAATTGACAATTATAAATCAAATACTAAAATTAGAAAATTATATAGAGAATGGAATCACTCTACTACTTATTTTTTAATAGAATGTTTACCAGAATTGTACCATAAAGCTCCTATATTATGGAAAAATTTTCCAAAAGGAAGATATTGGTACTCATTACATAGTAAAAAATATTGGAATATGAGAATAAAACACATTTTTGACTGCGTAAATGAAACAGCATGAGTATATCAGTTAAATACCCCATAATTGGGGCTAAAGTGGTAAGAGGAAAAGATTGGTGTTATGATGAACAAGATGGAGGAGAAGGAAAAACAGGTGTTATAGTAGATAAATTAAAATATGATTGGGTAAGAGTATTATGGGAAAATGGTAATAAAGATGATTATCGTATAGGAAATGAAGGTAAATACGACCTCTATTTTGCCACAGAAAAAGATGCACTCCTTCAAGAAGCTATGGAAAGATTTCCAAGTGGATGTTCTTATGAAGATACAATGGGAAGTCATCATAAAAACATTAAATATAATTATCCATATTGGTGGTCTGAATCAAGGATAGCTTTAAAAGAAGGTAAGGGATTGGTTTATGATAATGGTAAGTGGGCTGTACGTACTGATGTTCCTGTAAAAGAAGAATACGCAAAAATTATTAAACATAAAACAATAAATACAGATCAAAATGGCGAAAAATCAAAAAGTAATCCCAGCAGCAATGGGTCCACAAACACAACAAATGTTGAATGCAGTACCAAACGAGAAAATGGAATTAAAGTACAAAGACTTAATTTCAAAATCCCAACAACAGTTAGAAGCGGAGGAGCTGGACTTAAAAGTTCAAATTGCAAAGTCAGATTTGGAAGTAACAATAGCTACCACCAAAAAAGACTTAGCATCAGCTAGACGTGAATTAATTGCTGCTCAATCAGCTGTTCCTTACAATGTACAATATGAGTTAGATGCTTATCAACAAGTGCAAGGATTGGAATCAGCATTAGATTTTGCTGAAAGAATTTTATTACAGAGATTTTAAATTACAAAAAGAGGGAATGTAACTATTCCCTCTTTTTAATTTATTATGTATGAAAAATGTAAAAGTAGGGGATAAAGTTAGAGTGCTGAAACATTCTGGACATAAAAAAGAAGATTTTAAAGATAATTCCATAGAAGAAGGAGAAATATGTATTGTTTTTTATATAGATAGCTACACGGAGCCTCTTGCTTATGTAAATAGAACAGGAGCAAATAATAAAATAGAACCATATGAAGTATTATATGGGTATGAATATGAACTTTTTATTGATATTCCTGCATGCACCTACTATAAAATGCCTTCTATTAAACATGTGATACATACAGAAAAATGGTTAGTCTCAGTTGGTTATGAAATGGCTCAACCTATGGGAAGAGATCCGAATTATTTATTTATACATGGGAGTACGAAAAAGTTCCATTACAATAATTCTGAAAGTTATAATGATGATGATTATAAAGAATTTGAAGAATTATATAAATATGGAATGCCTATATTTATTGAACAGTCGGTTCCTGAAGAAAATCCATTAATAACAGAAGCTAAGAAAAGATACCCTGTAGGAACAAGTTTTCATCCAGCTCATGTAGCTAATTCAAGTTTTTATTGTACTATTACAGAAAATTCCGTCTTTAAAATAATAAGTAGTGATGAAATAACTGCTAGTATAAATCAACAAAGTTGGGTAGATCCTGATTTATCAGAAAATAAAATATACGGAAACTGTCAGCTTAATAGGACTGTTTATTATAATGGAAAATGGGCAGATATAGCAAATGTTCCACGTGAAACAGAGAAGAAAAAAGAAAAAGTAGAAATATTCCCTGGAATATACATAGGAGATATTGTAGTTTCTTTGAATATAAAAGGAAACAATAGAGATGAAGGAGATATGTTTGAGGTTTTGCCTAATAGTTTTGACAATTCTTTATATTATAAAAAAGATGTAAATTCTTCTGATAGAAGGGATTGGAGAAAAGCTACACCAGAAGAAATAAATGCATATAATTTAGGAGCACGTAATATTGATAAATTAATCAGTATTAAAACTGACAAAGATGAAGTTATGTATTGCAAAGATGATGATTTTAATTATACAATACCTCCATCTCCTTGTCCTGAAATAGAACTTCCTAAAGAAAAACATAAAGAAATTGAAGCAATATCTGTATTTTTACCTAAAAAACAACAAGGTATGAATATGGATGTATTTACACAACAAAGTCCAGTGGTACTAAGTAAACCAAAACCACAATTAATAACAATTTAAATCAAAAACCATGTCAAACGAAATCAAAAAAGGTCAGTTGTTCATCAATCAAGTAATTGCACGTCTTAAAGGAGATAATGCAGAAGTGTTAGCTAATAAAATAGCTCGTAAAGGACTTTCAGCAGTTGAGGGTCAGTTAGCAAGTCTTAACTCTAAAAGAGTGGATCTTGAGTCAGCAGTAGAAGATGCAGAAGAAGCATTAATTGCTGCAAAGTTTCCAACAGAGTTAATCACTTCTAACGAGAACTACATTCAGAACATTTTAAATGCTCAGAATAAATTAAACAATGCTAAAGCTGATTTACAAGCAACAGAAGAAGCAATTGTATATTTTACAGATCTTTTGAATAGTTATTAATTACATTAAAAATGTACAGGTGTAAAAGCCTGTACATTTTATTAAAATTTTTAATATGAGTAATAATAAAGTAGAATTAATTTCGTGGCATAATGGAGACCGTGGAATTGCAAGAGCAGCGTGGACTTCTACTAACATAGATGTAGATAGTAAAACAGATCTTCAAATAGAAGACCTTATAGTGAATAAACTATGGAATAATGGTACAGGAAAACCACACAAAACTCCTTTTGAAAGAGGAATAGTGGAGTTTAATATTACCTGCGAACAGGCTTCACATATACATATGATTAAGCATCGTTTAGCAAATATTAACGGAGAAAGCGCAAGATATAAAGAGTTGAAAGAAGATAAGTTTTATCTTCCTGAAGATTGGTGGGAAATAAGAGTGACACCTGATGTAAAAGATGATTTAGAATATCCTCAAGAGGAATATATGGATTGGTTTCACGCTTTAGAATTATACACTGAATTAGGAAACAAATTATATCATAAAGCTTTAGCTCAATTAACCCCAATATTAGGACGCAAGAGAGCAAAAGAATCAGCAAGGTTTTTTAAAACCATGAATAGTCAACTTACATTATCTGTAATGATGAATATGAGTTGTTTTCAAAACTTTGTCACACTTAGAGCAGACGATGCAGCTCAGAAAGAAATTCATGAAATAGCAGATATGATGGTGGAAGCTGTAGAAAATATAGAAGGCAACCCATTTAAACACACATTAAAAGCATTTGGTATATGAAAAGTGTTATATTAATTTGTATTTATTTTGTATTATTGTTTGTTTGTTATAAAAGTGCTCAATATAAAAAAGACGATTATGAATAACTCAATACATGATTATGTATTTCATTTTAATGAATATACAAAACTTTGGTATGCAATACCTAGAAATGTTTACAAAGAATACTGGGACAATCAAGACACTAAAGGTGTATTAAAATCAAAAGAAATATCTGTTTTGATTGAATTAATTAACAAAGGCACTCAATTTATAGAAAAATTATGAAATTATTTAGAATTAAAGCAAGACTAAATCAAGAATCTATAGGAAGAACATTTTCAAAAAAAAATGAATATCATGTAGGAGTGGTATCAATGAACAAATGCCCTATAGTGGTTAAAGGAGATCCTACATTAATCTCTGAAACAATCTTTCATACAGAAGATGAGATTAATAGAGCTGTAGAGCTTATTGAAAGAGAGAATTTCTTTGATGTAGAAGTCATCCTTGTTAATAAAAAGAAAAGAAAGGATTATGAAAAAATCAATAGAAAATGAATTATATTGTAACAAAAAACAGACAATATTTTGAAAAAATTGGAGATTACCAATATTGTGATATTTCTGAAATGATATTTCCTGATGTAGTGTCTATAGATACAGAAACATCTGGATTGTTTCCAAGGAATTCTGATGTGTTTTGTGTTCAAATTGGAACAGGAACAAATAATTATCTTATACATATGTATGATGATAATTATGAATTTAAAGATGTTGTTCCATATATAAAAGACAAAACATTAATTTTTCATAATGCATTATTTGATCTTGGTTTTTGTTACAAACATAATTTTTACCCCGAAAAGGTTAAAGACACTATGTTAGCCACAAAAATCTTATATAATGGAGATATTTTTAACTTAAAAGCAGATTTTAAATCTGTTATGGAAAGAGAATTAAACATTACATATGATAAAACAGATCAAAAAAACATACATATTGTAAAACTTAGCCAACCCAGTACAATTCTTTACTCTTTTAATGATGTAGACAGACTTATAGAATTACATGATGCATTAGAAAAAAAAATAATATCAGGAGGATATACAGAAACATACAACTTACATTGTGAATATATTAAAGCACTAGCTTATATGGAACAATGCGGGCTACCAATTAGTTCTGAATCATGGAAAAACAAAATGTTAGAAGATCAAACAAATGCTTTTAAATGGAAAACATTAATTGAAGAATATATTTATGATAATATTCCTGAATATAGACAATCTCAATTAGATCTATTTAGTCAAGATAAAAAAATAAGTGTTCTTCTTACATCTCCTTTACAAATGGTAAAAGTGTTTAAAAAATTAGGAATAAATACTAAAGATAAAGAAGGTAAAGATTCTATTAATGAAAGTATAATATCAAAGAGTAAACATGAGTTTGTTGATATGTGGCTTAAATATCAAGAAGCAAACCATAGAGTGACAACATTTGGCGACACTATTTTTAAACAAATAGAAAATGAACGTATTTATACTAATTTTAATCCTATGGTGGATACAGCTAGACTTTCAACCAGAAAAGGGCATATTAACTTTTTAAACTTTCCTTCTGATAAAGCTACAAGAAAATCTTTTAAAGCTAATGAGGGAAATGTTATGGTGGTATGTGACTGGAGTGGTCAGGAAACTGTAATAGCTGCTGATCTTTCTCAAGATGAAGCTATGACTAAATCTGTTGTAGAAGGAGCTGATCTTCATTGTTTGTTAGCAAGAGTGTTATTTCCAGAAATAGCTGATCTTACAGATGAAGAAATTATTAAACAACACAAAGATAAAAGACAAGCTTCTAAGAGCCCAAGATTTGCAATGTCCTATGGAGGAAATGCTTATACAATTCACATGAATGAAAGTATTCCATTAAAAAGAGCTCAAGAAATTGAAGATGGATTTAAAAAATTACATGAAGGACTGTATACATGGGGTGAACAAGTTTTTCAACAATCTATAGCCACTGGATATATTGAATCAGCGGATGGATGGAAATTAAAGCTTCCTAAATATGAAAATTTTTTGGAATTAAAAGACAAAGTGGAGTCTATTAAAAAAGAGGAGTGGCAATTGTATAAACAAGGCAAAATTGATTATAAAAAACAAAAAGAAGACAAAACACACATTATAAAAGATCTTAATGCTTTTAAATTTTATAAATCAAAGAAAAAAGATGTTTCAGACTTTTTTAAACTAAAATCTGAATACCAGCGTTTGTGTTTAAACAATCCTGTTCAGTCTAGAGGAGCTCATCAGCTAAAAAGAGCTACAGTGATGTTATTTAATTGGATAAAAGAAAATAATTATTTAAATGTAGTGAAGATAGTTAATACAGTGCATGATGAATGTGTTTTAGAATGTCCAACAGACATTGCAGAAATTGTAAAAATACAATTAGAAAAATGCATGGTGGAAGGAGGTAATTATTACTTATCTAATTTACAAATTAAAGCTGATGCTCAAATTGGAATATCTTGGGGAGATGCAAAATAATACATTATGGCTAAAATAAATCGTGAAAATATAAGTGAACATTTGCTTGATTATCAACTATCTATGATAGACAGAAGCATTTATGAAGCTCTCATCAACCCAAAATGGAGAGAGGAATGGTGTATAAACGAAGAACAATACAATCAGTTTAAAAGATATGCCATTCCTCTTTTAAAAAAAGTGTTTAGATGTAACAAATCTAAAGCAGAAAAAACATTAGAATGGTTTCACAGCCAATTTGGTTTAAAAATTAAATGATTATGGAAGATAAAAAACACACACACTTTATTGAGGTATGGTCAGGATATAAAAATAAACCACATAATACCGAATGCGTTGAAATAGAAAAGTTACCAATATATTTAAAAATCACAGAAGAATATATGTTTTGCAAAACCGTTGCTATTTGGAAAATTAAATTAAAATAAATTATGAAAACAATAATAATAACAATAATAATAACAATAATAGTATGGGAAATAGTAAGAGGAATACTAAAAAAATTAATCCTAAAGTACATGAACGACATGTAATGATAAAGTTTTTTTTATTAGTAATTATAGCTTATATAGGACTTTTTATTATGGCTATTATTCAAAAAATTAAAGAACTTTTTATAAAATCATAATTATGACATTTGAAAAATTATAAACTATGGCTATAGCTTTATTAAAATTTGATCTAAATGATCCTGAAGATGAAATACAGCATAAGAGAGCTATAAAATCTCTTGATATGATGTTATGTTTCTGGGATATTAGTCAATATTTAAGACAAATAGTGAAATATGAAGACAATTCTAAAATATCAGGAGATGATATGGCTGATAAAATAAAAGAAAAATTCCATGAAATTTTAGATGAACATGGTATTTCAATTGATGAATTGTTGGGCTAAATTTTTAAAATATGGTGGAATTAAAAGTGGATTTTGAAAGAGAATTTTTAAAAGATTATATATATTTGTTAGAGGAGAATATGATCCTGGACAAAGAAATTCAAAAAGAAATGCACAGCAGAAAACCTGCTAAAATAATTGTAATAACAGAAAAAGTAGAAGAAAATGAACATAACCCCCTACCATTTTAAAGAAATAACTAATAAAGGATACAATTTAGATATTATATACACTTTAAAGCTTGTAGAAGAGGGAGTGGATGTCAAATCTTTTTGTGAAGAAGCTCCTAAATTAAAAATAGTTTATCAATCTATAATAAGAAAAGGATTAATATCAGAACAGGATTGTCTAACCACAGACGGGAAAAGTCTTCTCAAGTTTTTAGAAACACCAGCAAATGAAGTTGTTAAATTGATTAAACAAAAACCTAATTCTTCTGATTTTGATCTTTGGTGGAAAACCTATCCCTCTACAGACACTTTTGTTATTAAAGGAACAAACTTTTTAGGTAGCAGATCATTTAAAGTGAAAAAAGATGAATGTAAACTTAAATTACAAAAAATCCTTGCAGAAGGAGAATATACAATTGAAGAGCTTGTAAAAGCTTTAGAATTAGATGTATTCCAGAAGAAGGAAAATTCCTTTAAAACAAAAACAAATAAACTTAGCTTTCTCCAAAACAGTCTTACATATTTAAATCAAAGAAGCTTTGAAGGATATATAGATCTTATTAGACAAGGATTTTCTCCTAAAGAAGAACCAGAGATAGTAGGTAGTACAGACATATAAATATTTAATATGAATTTTCAGGAATTAAACAAACAAGTGGAGCTAGGACTGTCAAATAAAAACAGTGGAATTCCTATGGGTTTTAACAGGCTTAATAAATATATTGGTATTAGAAAATCCATATATACATTAGTGGGAGGGCTTACGGGCTCAGGAAAAACATCTTTTATTGATGATGCATTTGTTTTAAATCCATTTGATTGGTTTATTTCTAAAGAAGGCCAAGCTTCAGGAATAAAACTAAAAATATGGTATAGATCTATGGAGCGTAGCAGAGTGTATAAAATGGCTAAATGGGTGTCTAGGAAAATATTTCTTGATCATGGTATAATTATCACTGTTCCTAAACTATTAGGCTGGACAGAGAAAATGAACCACGATGAACATGATCTATTTTTACAATATGAGGATTATGTGGAAAGAATGAATGATGTAATTACAATTATTGATGGTCCAGAGAATCCTGTAGGTATAGCTAAAGAATTAAAAGCTTTTGCTGAAAAGAATGGAGAAATAGTTCAAATAGATCAATATAATAAGAAATACATTCCTAATGATGAAAGTCAGATAGTTATTCCTATTATAGATCATATTGGCCTACTTAAACTCACTAAAGATCAACCTACAAAGAAACAGGCTATTGATAAAATGTCAGATGAGCTGAGATATGCTAGAGATTTCTATGGATATAGTCCTGTTGTTGTTAGTCAGTTCAATAGAGATATTTCCAACCCAATAAGAATGAAAAATGGAGATGTAGAGCCCCAATTAGAAGATTTTGCAGAAAGCTCTTCCACACAAAATGATGCTGATGTTGTTTTAGCTTTATTTGACCCTATGAGATATAAAGTGCCAGATCCTTCTGGATATAGTCTTGAAAAACTAAAAGATGAATTTGGTGCTAAATATTTTAGAAGTCTTAGACTAATAAAGAATTCTTATGGGTCAGATGATGTAAGAATTGGTCTTGCATTTTTGGGTGAAATAGGTGTATTTAAAGAACTTCCTAGAAGAAAAAACATAACAGATGCTGATTATCAAGCTGTTGTAAATAAATCTTATTTTTTAAACCAATAAATAATTATATGTCAGGAGGTAGATTTGATTACATACAAAATCGTTTGCCCGATGTGGCAGAAAGTATTGAAAATGTAATAGAAAGAAATGGAAAAAGAAAGACTAATGATGAATTAAAATTAGAATCTTGGCACTCATTAGATTGGTATGAAAAATACCCAGAGGACTTACATCATTATAAATATCCAGATGAAGTGATAGAAGAATTTAAAAAAGGAGTGGAAATTATTAAAAGAGCTTATGTTTATATCCAAAGGATTGATTGGCTTTTATCTGATGATGATGGAGAAGAGTCTTTTTTAGAAAGATTAAATAAAGAATTAAAAAATTTAAAAAATCAATAATGGACAGTGTATCAATAGAAGTGGAAATACTTCCAGAAATTCCTGTAACATTTACAGGAGAACCAGAATTCCATGATGATAGTTTTACCCATGAATTTGGTACAGAAGTGATTAAATACTGGTGCGTAGATAAGTTTACATGGGACAAAGAAGGCCACACAGAAGAAGAAATAACCAAAATTGAAGAGTGGTTAGGGTTCACTTCTAACAAAGATTGGATTTGTGAAAATTTAACAAATAAAATAAAAAAATGACCAGAGAACTTTATTTAACTTACAGAAATCAAAATAATGCTGCTATCTTATATGAATGGTATAAGGAAAAATTTGATTCTGTAAAACATCGTCCATTTTTATCATTCAATGAATTTTTTATATATCTACCTATGTGGGGAGATATAAACAATATTTATCAAAAAATTACACAAATTTTAGATGAAAAGTTTTCTATTAGAAAACTAATGAATTCAAATGGTGAGATAATAAATTACATATGAGCAAACAAAATGAAATTCAAGAAAAATTTATAACAAAAGGACTTAGTTTTCTAAAAAAGAATAAGAAAGGGTATTTCGATCTTGCTATGAGATTTGGTAAATGTCGCACCACTATTGAAATACTTAAAAATCTTGTTCCTGCTCGTAGTACAATTCTTATAGCTTATCCAGATAATAAGTTAAAAGCCACTTGGCAATCAGAATGTGAAACATGGGGATATAAGAATCCAAACATTTTTTATGTAAATTTTAGTTCTCTAAAGAAACATGCTACACATATATTTGATGTATTTGTTATAGATGAATTACACAGTTGCTCAGAAAATGAGAGAGAATATGCTCATCAAATAATGAATAATTGTGAATATACAATTGGACTTTCGGGCACTATTACAGCAGACACTGCTGAATTATGGGATATGAAGGAAATAGCTTCTTACAGTACAGACGATGGTATAAAAGCTGGTATTCTTGCGGATTACAAAATTACAGTGCATGTAGTGAATTTAGATAATAAAATATATACAAAAGATTCCAAAGGAAAGTCAAAGACAGAGAAACAAAGATATGATGCTTATACATGGGTAATTGAAAAACTAAAAAAAGAAGGAAGAGATTTTATGTTTTTAGCTTTAACAAGAAACAGACTTTCTCAATCCTCTGTAGGAAAATTACATTATGTTCAAGCTTTATTGGAAAAACTAAAAGACAAAAGAGTCTTGGTATTTACAGGACTATCTAAAGCTGCAGATAGTATTGGTATTCCTTCCTATCATACAAAAAGTAAAAATGATGATGCTTTTGTTGCTTTTCAAAATGAAGAGATTAATCATTTAGCTTTAGCTGCTATGGGAAAAGTGGGAGTGACATACCCTCATCTTGATTCTGTTATATTAACAAATTTTGTGTATGCAGCTGAGGAAAATGCTCAGATTTTGAACAGATGTATAAAATTAGATTATCAAGAAAAAGTAGCAGACATGCATGTAATTTGTTTAAATGAACCTGCAGAAATAAAAAAATTAAAAGAAGGGCTTAGTTTATTAGACTCTTCAAAAATTATTTGGCAGTATTAAATATTTTACATATATTTGTGAACAAACTTCTCAAATATGATTGATAATTACGGAAAATACTACTTGTATAGACACATAAGACTTGATAAAAACGAACCTTTTTATATAGGAATTGGTACTAAAAAAGAGTCTAAAGCTAAAATAAAATTTAATAAAAAGTTTCAAAGTATTAAATATATATATGATAGAGCATATTCAAAAATAAGAAAAAGTTCTAAAATTTGGAATTTAATTACAGCAAAAACCGATTATAAAGTAGAAATCTTGTTAGAGTCAGACAGTCTTTCTTTTATAAAAGAAAAAGAAAAGGAATTTATAGCTTTTTATGGGAGAATTGATAAAAATACAGGAATTTTAGCTAATATGACAGATGGTGGAGAAGGAATGACTGGAACTTCTAGAAAATTTACAGAAGAACAAAAAATAAAACATAGAAATCATACTTCTTGTAAAAAAGTAGTAAAATTAGACAGTAACTATGAAATAGTTGAAATTTATCTTAGTTCTAGAGAAGCAAGTAGAAAAAATTTTATTTCTAAAGTATGTGATATTTGTAATGATAAATGTAAATTAAAAAATGGATTTACTTATAGATATTTAAATGACTACATTTTTTATAAAAATAAAGAAAACTTTTATATTAAAGGAAGTAAGTACATAATATATGAAAATAAAGAATGGCACATACATGATTTTTGTAAATATATAGCTAACATAAATAAAACTTCTTATGTTAAAATTTATAATAGATTACAAAAAGGATTATCAATAGATGAATCTATAAAACTAAATACAAAACTTAAACCTTCTAAATATATTTATATAATAGAAAATGTTAAAACTGGGGAAAAAACAAAATTTAAAACAATGATTGAATTGTGTAATGAATTAAAAGAACAGAGACCTACAATATGGTATAGAATAAAAAATAAAACTGTAAAAAATGGGTTTATAATAAAGAAAGAAAGTCTTTCAATGTTGGATGAAAACAAAATAAGTTATATCTTTGGTTAAAACAATTTAAAACAAAATAAAAATGGCAAGCAAATTAATTGGCATAGTGGGCCAAACAGGAACAGGAAAATCAACATCAATTAAACATTTAAATCCAGAAGAAACTTACATTATTAACGTAGCAAAAAAAGAATTACCTTTCAAAGGAAGTGAAAAACTGTATAATACAGAAAAAAAGAATTATAAAGAAGTGGACGATGCTATTGAAATTACACGTTTATTAAGAACAATTTCAGAGAAAGCTACCCACATCAAAAATATTGTGATAGAAGATTCTAATTATATAATGGGTTTTAATATGGTGGCTAAAGCTACAGAAACAGGGTACACTAAATTTAGTGTTATGGCTAAAGATATGGTGGAATTGTTTAGAGAAGCCAGAAAGCTAAGAGATGATATAAAGGTGTTTTATTTCACTCATCCAGAAACAGTGGAAGATGGTGGTGATATTATTGGGTATAAAATTAAGACAGCTGGTAAATTGATTGATAATCAAGTGCTATTAGAAGGACTTCTAACAGTGTGTTTATACACATTAGTAGAAGAAAATAAAGATGGATCAGCCTCTTATTATTTTATAACAAATAGATATAAAAAGTTCCCAGCGAAAAGTCCAGATGGTATGTTTAGTGAATTAAAAATTCCTAACAATTTACAAGAAGTGGTAAACAATGTAGACAACTATTATAAATAAACAATTAAAAACAAAACAAAATGAGTACAATTGGCGGAAAAAAGAGAGAGCAACAAAATTTTGACAGTCCTATTAGAAAGATTGGCCTTGCAGAAATGAAAGTGATAGCTATTAATCCTGATGAGGAAGAGTATAAAGAAGTGTTAAAAATGGAGCTTAAAGAAGGAAGCAAAGCTACAGAATATTTAGGGGAAAGTCAGGATGGTAATAAAACTCTAAGAGTTGATTTTTGGATGGAAGAAGTGAAAAGCAAGGATAAATTTAAGGTGACTTTCTTCTTAGAAAATAAAATGAGATGGAATAAAGACAACACTAAACAACAATATATTAATAATTTAGGGTCTTGTTCTTGGGCTGAAGATGAAAATGAATTACAAGATTGGTTTAAAAAGAGAGAGTATAGGGCAGCTTATATAGGAGAAGAAGATCTTTACAACTTCTTACGCACTTGGTTAGGAAATTTAGACTATAAAGATGCAGAAACCACTTTACAAATTGAGTGGGCTAAGCTTATGAAAGGTAATGTTAAAGACCTTAAAGCACAAATTGATGGAGAATATGCTACAAGTTTCTTAGCTCTATTAACTATCAAAACTGTAGAAAAAGAAGGAGAAACTAAAGAATATCAATCTGTATATAACAGAGCTTTTCTTCCAGCTTATTTATTAAAGCAATTTAGACTTATAGACTATAACAATTCTGATGTTCAACGTAGTTTAAAATCAAAGCTTTCTAAAGAATTAAAACCTGCAGAAAGATTTGTTGTTAATGTTACAGGAGAATATGGTTGTAAAGATTTTTATACATTTAAAGATGCAAAAGAATACAACGCTTCTGAAAATTTAGTAGCATCAAATGATACTATTTCTGAAGATGATAGTGACTATTAATCCCCCTGTTTTTTGATTTAGATAAAAGCCTCAATAGAAATATTGGGGCTTTTTTATTAAGTTTGTAGTATGATACATGGAAGAAAAAAATTAAAATTAACCCCAGAAACAGTGTTATCTAAAATCACTCCATATGATATATTTATGTATTATATGCCTAGTAAGAATTGGAAATTAAATAGTGTCACTTATTCCCCTTTTAGACAAGAAAATCATCCTTCTTTTTTAATAGGAAATAAGAATGGAGATCTTTCTTTTATAGACTTTGCAGATACAGGTAAAAGAGGTGATTGTTTCCAATTTGTGAAGCTTATGTACAATCTGTTTTCTATAGATGAGGTGTTAAAAATGATAGATAAAGATTTTTCTTTGGGAATATCAACAGGAACCTTTTCAGAAGACTATAAGAAAATAACTTCCCAATATAAACAACCAGAAGAATTAGGTAAAAGGTATTCTTTAATACAAGTGATTACTGGAAAGTTTACAAAAGAAGAACTGGCATACTGGAATCAATATCACCAGGATATACAAGATCTTAGAGATAATAACATTTATTCTGTTAAAAAAGTGTATTTAAACAAACAATTGTTCTATTTAGACGATAACCAACTAAGATTTGGTTATTATTATGACGGAAATTGGAAAATATATTCACCTTTTGCAGATAAAAAGAAAAAATGGGTGCCCAATAATGTACCTATTAATACATTAGAAGGAAAAGATAATATCAAAGATTGTGATGTGGCTCTAATTTCTAAGAGTAAAAAAGATCTCATGGTGTTAAAAAAAGTGTTTCCTTGCGTATGCGCTGTTCAAAATGAAGGAATTGCTTGTTTTTCTGAGGAAAATGTACAGTTTTTAAAAGATAATTCTAATAAACAGATTTTGTCTTTTGATAGTGACATTACAGGTGTAACAAACAGTCAACAGATAACAAAATTATTTGATTTTGACTATTGTAATGTTCCTAAGGAATATTTAAAAGAAGGTATTAAAGATTTCGCAGATCTTGGAAAAATACACGGATTAAAAACAATTGAAAATTATTTAAAACAAAAACAATTATTATGAAAAATGAAATGAGAAAATGGGCAATGGATAGAATAAAAGAACACCCACAATACAACCAAGAGATTACAGATTTATGGAATTTATGTATGAGTGAGATTGAAGAAGGAGGATCTGAATCCCACGAATTAGAGTTATTTAGAAACGATGTTGAAGAACTAATAAAACAAAATTAATATGACACAGAAGCAATTAGTAGAAACAATTCAAGAAAATATTGAGTGGTTAAGTACAACAGAAGGAAATGAGGTAGAATGTATAGGAATAGAGAATTTAGAAAGTATTTTAAGTAAGTATTTAGGAAAAAAGGTGCGTATTAGTTTAGACGCAGAAACAATTGTAGAAAAGGAAAGTAGATTTAAACAATTAGAATTATTTTAATATGGAATGGAGTAAATTTTCACATCATTTTCATCCCTCTTGGGAGCATAAAATCAGACCATTTATAGAGAGTGAGGAATGTAACAACATATATAAATTTTTAAAATCTGAGTCACAAAAAGGAAAAAAATTAGCTCCTATTTCTACAGATACATATAAAGTTTTTCAACTAACACCTTTAAATGAGGTGGTAGCTATAGTGCTTGGTATGTGTCCCTACCACACTACTAAAAATAATATGATAGTGGCAGATGGACTTGCTTTAGGATGTTCTAATACAAAAGAATTACAACCTTCTTTGGAGCAATTTTATAATGCCATTGAAAAGGATGTTTATGGAGGAATGTGTTTAGAGGGGTTTAAATCTTTCGATGTTTCCTTTCTATCCAAACAAGGAGTGTTAATGTTAAATGCTGCTTTAACTACAGAAATAGGAAAAGCTGGGGCACATATGGATATTTGGACTCCTTTCACTACATATTTATTTAAAAATATATTTAATTATATGGATGTGCCTATAATAATGTTAGGTAAAGAAGCTCAAAAATATGGACAATACATCACTAACCAGGAGATGTTATTTCCACTATCTCATCCAGCTTCAGCATCCTATAAAAAAACAGATTGGGATTCAGAAGGAGTTTTTAAAAAAGTGACAGAAATAGTTAAAAATACAAATGGAAACAACCTCGATTGGTGGGAAATGTGTCCATTTTAAAAATCAAAAATTATGGAATTACAAATAATAGAAGTGAAAGACTTAGAAGTGGGAGATGAAATAATCATCTCTTGCCAGTCTTATTTTAAGTATTTAAAAATACTTAGAAAACCTACTTTAAGTGGAAAAACCCACTGGAGTAGAGGAGTTCCTTTGTATAAAGCTGTAAAATGCTCTACACGTAGAGAAGAAAAAGATATAACTTGGAGAACACATCTTGGTCAAACAATCACTCGAACAGAGAGAACCTGGGGATTTGGCCCAGAAAATCATAACTATACCCAGTATATAGATTTAGAATACAGACAAATGATATTAATAAAGAAAAACACACAATAAAACATGATACTAGAAAAACAAACAGACGCAACAATCCTATCAGAAGGAAATTCTCAAGATTCAATTGGGATGAGCCTAGACTTAGATTCTGCACAAATGTTGATGCAGATGTTAAGTAAGAATTTATATTCAGATGGTATAGGAAGTACAATTAGAGAAACAGCCAGTAATGCATTAGATTCACATAGAAGAGCTGGTATTGATAAACCAATTGTTGTTAGCTTTAAACAAAATAATCAAGGAAATTATGAATTCTCTGTAGAAGATTTTGGTGCAGGCCTAGATGATGATGATGTTAAAAACATTATTAGTAAATATGGTAAATCCACTAAAAGAACACAAGCTAATGAATTGGGAATGTTCGGATTGGGCTTTAAGAGTCCTTTAGCTTATTCTTCTTCATTTTATTTTGTTTGTAGGAAGAACGGAGTGGAAAGAAAATATATGATGTATGAAGGAGAAGAAATTAACACTATAGATCTTCTTTATGAAACTCCTACAGAAGAATGTAATGGTGTAAAAGTGATTGTTCCTGTTAATTATAGAGACAGACATGATTTTGTAACGAAAATTAAAGAACAATTGGCTTATTTTGAAAATGTTTATTTTAATGTAGACGGGATTTCTAACGATTTCACTATATTTAGAGGGGAACATTTTCAATTTTCTGAACTTTGTACAGATAAAAAACTCCATATTTGCTTAGACAATGTCTACTACCCAGTTGATTTTTCAAAACTTGGAATAGAGTCTATTTGGTTCCCTGTTGCATTGAGATTTGGTCTTTCTGATGGAATATTTCCTATTCCTAATAGAGAGGCTATAAAAATGACAAAAGAGGCTAAAGAAGCTATTTTAAATAAAATAACACTTGTAGCAGACTATTTTGTTAGCAAATATAATCAAAACATTGAGGATGGGGATGATATTAGAGCTGTTTTTAATTATTTTGATTCTAATTATAGGTATGTAAAAGGATTCAAAGAAGGAAACAGTCTGGATATTAAAGACCTAAAAATGTTTTCAAACATTTCTCTTAAAGCTCCTAAATTAAAGAATATAAATTTATTAGATTTACGAGATTTATATCATAATAGAACTCATTTAACATCAGAATATGAGAAAAAATATCAACTATCTAGAGGAGTATTTAGAGAGTGTAAGAGGTATTGGGATATGAATTTTAACTATTCAGATTTCTTATATAAAAAATGTTTCTTCTTTTCAGACAGAATAAGTGGTGTTAAAAAGGACTATTTAAAAGCTACATTTAAAGGAGCAGAACTCTTCTTTATAAAGAAAGTGGGAAGCTATCAGCTTGGTAAAATGAATAGAGCTAATGACTATAGCAAATATTATATAGATCTTTTAACATTAAGAAAACATCCAAAATCTGAATGGAGAGCACGCATCAAAGAATTTCAATATATCATGTCCCTCATCACTGCAAATGTGGTAGATCTAGATGCTTTTGAAATTCCACAAGACTGGCTAGACAATCGTAAAAAAGAAAAAGATGCTTTAAAAATAAAAATTCCTTCTTTAGGAAGAAAAACTCGCTTAGAAGGAGAAATTGTTGGTAAAAGGGCAGAAAAACTAGAAAGATTTGTTAATGGTAAGAATTCTAAATTGGTCCCAATAACATACAAATTAGAAAATTTGCATAAGCAAAAAGGAATGATTGTTTATGGAAATAATCAAGATGCTGAGAAAATAGATAAATTATATTCTGTTTTTCCAAAAAAAGTGTCTTTTGTAGTGTTTTCTGATAGAGAACTTAAGCTTTTGGAAAATGTGAACATACATAATTTAATACCATTAAACAAGTTTATGGAAGGGAAAAATAAACCATTTAAAAGAATTGTAACAGCTTATTTAATTAATAGTTTTATTAGTGAGAATAGAAGTATTTTCAGTAAAAAACAAAGACTTGAGGATGTTTCTATAGATCTTTATTCTAAAGTGAGAATGCTAGAAGATTACAAAGATAAACATTTTCAAAGAGGGTCAGATGAAATATACAAAGCTATGTTTGAAGTGGCTATACAAAATAATTTATTTGATACAGAAGTGTTTGTTATTTACAAAGAAGTAAAAGCTGTTTTTGCAAAACTTCCTTTCTTAAAGCCTCTATTTATTGAAATGAGTGGGTATTCTAATCAAGAGGGGATGCATTTAGTTTTATGCGATCTTTTCAAATATTACAAACAAAAAATAGATTGGAAAAACTACAAATTAGTGTTAAATGAAGAACCTACAGACCTTACAGAGACAATTGTAGAAGATTTAGTGGAAAATTAAATAATAAAAGGGGGATAAATTTCCCCCTTTTAATGTATATTTATGATTACAAATTTAGAGCTTTTTAAACATGTAATATATTATATGTTAGGCAATATGCCTGAGTTAGAGATGGAAGATTTTAAAATAATGTGGCAGGCTCTAGCACATAAATGGAATATCTACATTCCTGAAGAAAAATGGAATGATTTTTTAGAGAAAATTAATAATAGTGAAATTTATAATAATTATGTAAATTTTACTGAAATTTTTAACAATTATTTTTACAATTAAAAAACAAAAAACATGGGACTATTTAGTTTAGACTGGTTTAAAAGCGAAAAAACAAAACAATTAGAAGCGTTAAAATTAGAAGAGCAAAAAATTAAAAATTTATTATTTACAAAGCTTTTTACAGAAGACGAGGAACCACAATCTGTTGTAAAACCCTATTTGAATGTAAAGTTAGTGAATAGTGTACTTACAGTGGTGTTAAATGATGGTGCTATTTTAAGCAAACCAAATGCTACACAAGAAGATTTTAATAAAGTGAGAATTGTTTCTAGTGAAGAAGAAATACTACTTATTATGGGTAGCGAAGAATCATTAACTGAGAAGAGACAAAAAGAAGCAGAAATTACTAAAATGCGGGCTATTCAAAAAGGATTTTCTCTTCTTTATAAAACTAATGATTTTGATATAGTGGAGAATACAGTGTATTTAAAAGGAATCCACAGAAGTCTTCCTCAATTATTAGTGGAGAAATTTGCAGAAATAATAAACACTCAGCTGTATTATACAGGATTTGGTGATCTTCAAAAAGATTTAAGTAGTAATGAAGAATATCAATCTTTAAAGCGTTTCTTTATGTGGTGTTGCTTAAATCCAAGAGTGGAAGTGGCTAACGAACTTTATAGATTTTTGACAGAAAATAGCTTTAGAATTACAAAACAAGGGTTTTTTGTGGCTCTTAGGAATGTAGTGACGTTGCACGGAAGTAATCAACTTGTTCATTTTGTAAGCAACACTTATAATAAAGTGAAGGCTGTTTGGAAGAAAAATCCAAATGATTATACAGTGTTTTTAGAAAATGAAGAATATAAATTAGTACATAAAGACCAGCTTTATAAAAAGGTGAGATATACAACTACAGAATGTCCTTATTGTGACGGTAGTGGTATAGAATATTCAGATTTTGATGATAATGATGAAGACTGCTCACATTGCGGAGGAACAGGAGAGGCAGAAGAATACACTTACGAAACTAATGAATCTGTATTTCATGGAGAAAGAATTGGTATTTTAACTGATTTATATCTAGATCTTCCTAATATACATGAGAATAGATTTACAGATGATTGGACCAAAACATTTGATATTCGTATTGGTAGAACAGTGAGTATGCCTATGGAAGAGTGTAACTGGAGTACACAAGATTGTGCTGCTGCTGGACTACATTTTACCAGTGATCAGATTCATTATGTAGGATGTGGAGATACAAGTGTTCTTGTTCTTATCAATCCTATGAAAGTTGTAGGTATTGGTCAGCATAAAGGTAGATGTTATGAATATCTCCCAATTATGACTGTTCCTCGTGAAGAAGCAACAAAAATCCTACATGACGTGGATTTTGATACATTGGAATTAGATGAAGATTATGCAATTCGTGAGTTAGAAAACTTAGCTGATAAAGCAAAAGAGGGTTTTGTGGCAGAAACAAAAAAGTATAATTTTAATATTCCTAGTATTTCTTCTGCAGAAATAGACAATATTGTTCTTTCTTTGGACGGTATGAAGGATGAAATTTCTAAAAGAATTTCTATAGTTCAATAACCCCTTTTAAAATTGTAGCCTGAATGTACAAAATTTAGTATATTTGGGCTACATATTTTTTATATATGGCAAAGAAAAAAGCGGTTAAAAAATTATTAGAAAAACCAAGGTGTGATGGTACTATGACTGAAAGTGCTTTCTGGAGCTTTATAAGAAGTGCTCTTAGAAATAAATCTAGATGGTGGAAACCAATAACAACATGTAAACAAAAATCAAAAAGAGCCTATAAAGGTCCAAATAAAAGACAAAAATTTGAATACCAATGTAATGAGTGTAAGGAATGGTTTGCGGATAAAAATATCCAAGTGGACCATAAAATCCCTGCAGGCTCATTAAACTGTGCTCAAGATCTTCCAGGATTTGTAGAAAGACTCTTTTGTGAAGTGGATGGTTTACAAATTTTGTGCTCCACCTGTCATAACATTAAAACACAAAAAGAAAAAAAGAAGTAATTATAATGACAACTTACATGAATTCCACGATAAGCTTTCAAACAGACTCTTTAACTTATGAATTAAGTGCAGGGTTTGATTTTGATAAAAATGCATATTATATGCCTAGTCTTTCTTTTATAAAAAATGAAGGACATATTAAAAATGAAGTGTATATAGCTTTTTGGGATAATGAGGCTTATTTAATTAAGACATTATATGAAAAAGTGTTAATACCTTGGAATAAACATAAAGCTATTTCTAATGAAGAAGCGTTTGAAGATCTTCTTAAAATAGAAGGATGCACCTTAGCAGATTTTGTATCACTGGAAAAATTAATTAAATTAGCAATAGATAAAGGATTTTTTTATGAATATTATAATAGAAATTGACAAAGAGCCTTCTTTTACAGAAGTATGGTATGAGGGTTCTGTATTTTATGGGGAAGATGAACACAAGTTTTGGCTAGTGCATCCGCAGAATAAAGACAGAAATGAGCAAGATTATGAAATAGAGGTGCGTTGGTTTTTTGCTAAAGTTCCTAGAGAAATTAGAGCAATGAGAGATCAAATTATTGAAGCATTTAAACAAACATTAAAATGATACAAGGAAATACAAAAACAGAAGCTCAATACAGAGCAGTGAAAATGGATAGCTCTTCAAGTCTTAAAGAGTTTTCTACAAATAGACGTAAATATTATAAAAAATATGTATTAAATGAACAAGTGGAAGAAGAGGATAACAAAGCCACTTCTATGGGAAAACTTGTTGAAACATTGTTATTAGAGCCCCAAGAATTTGACAAAAGATTTTATATGAGTTCTTGTGTTAGTTCTCCTACAGGCCTTATGTTAGATTTTACAGAAGCTTTGTATAAACACACAAAAACAGCTACAGATGAAAATGGAAGTGTTACAAGACCATTTGAAGAAATAGCTAAAGATGCTTATACAGATTCTGGATTTAAAATCAAATTTGACGCTGTTCTTAATAAATTTGTAGGGTCTGATGCAGAAATCTATTATAAGGAGATAAGAGAAGTGAGAAGCAAGGGACTTACAGTGGTGACAACACAAGATGTATCTAATGCTGAGAAAATTGTTGAGGAGCTTAAGACAAATGAATTCACTTGTTCTGTTGTAAATCTAGTGAATAGTGCTAAATGGGGAATACACAATCAACTTCAAATAGAAGGTTATTCTGTTGAAGGGCATTTATTTAAGAGTATGATGGATAAAGTGCATATAGATCATGAACAAAAGACTATCCAGGTATATGATCTTAAATGTGTATGGGCTGTTGAAGATTTTTACAAAGAGTATTATTTATATAGAAGAGCTTATATCCAAGCATATTTATATTGGAAAGCATGTTTCCAAGTGAAAGAGTCTTTAAACTTAGAAGATTATTCTGTTGAATATCCTAAATTTATTGTATGTGATAGTACAAATTATTATAGTCCTTTAATTTATACACTAAATAAAGATGATATAGAGAAAGCTTTTAAAGGTTTTGAGCACCAAGGACGTAAATATCCTGGTGTTAAGTCTTTAATAGCAGATCTTAAATGGGCTATAGAAAATAACAAATGGAATATATCCAGAGAGAATTATATTAATAACGGGGTAGTAAATTTAGATTAATGGAGGTAAAGAAGACAATAACCAGTATATTTATTGTTCCAACGTTGGGAATAGATAAAGAAAATTTAAATGCTAATGGATTTATCAATGGATATATAAAAGATGATAGAAAAGATGTGCAGTATGAAAATGCTGTATATCTTCTATTTCATCCAAAAGATCTTTATAAATTTAAAAGTTTTTTAGATGAGGAGTATGAAAGAACAAAAAATATTTTAGATGATTATGATTATGAGGATGGGTATATTGTAGTGGTGTATTTATTAAACCCTGATTATACAAAAGATTATCAGTTAGTTAAACAAGGTAAATATTCTAAGACTTCCAAAGAATTTCAAACTCTTTTTCCAAAAATAATTAAAATTGTAAAAAATGGACTTAGAAAGGACGAAATATCCCTTCAATACAGAGTTTTTAATAAAACAGAGGATTTAAAGAAATTTTGGGAAGATAAACTTGATGTCACTTTTGACCAAGAAAATGAAATTTGGCATGGGTTTGTAGAAGAAAAAGAAGTTCTTAATTTAGATAAAATTAAACAATATGTATAATAAAGAAATTCTAAAAGAATTAATTAGAAGATATGGTGTAGAAAAAACCATAATATTCTGTGAGATGGAGAGTGTAAGAAACTCTCTACTCCAGTTAACAACTAAAGAAGAAGATGGTCCAACTGAATTTGAATTTGAGAGAAACTGGTGGAAAGAAAATGGAGAGGAATTAAAACATACAAGAATTGCTAAAGCTTTAAATTTAAATTATGAACATGATAGAACTACTAGAAAAGTATGATAAATCAGCTATTGTTTTAAAACAATGGTTTTTAAACCAAATGCTAGAAAAAATAGATGATGCATCTATTCCAGAAGATTTTAAAGAGTTTGCTAGACAACAGAATATTAGCAACGAGACTGTGGGAAAAATATTAGATGCTCAGCCTAGAGCAGCATTTGATGTACTAGACAATCATAAAATGTTTGTAGAGATAAATATTAGTTCTTTAGGAGATGTATTCTTTTCTTATTGTATTAATAATATTAATAATACAACACATTTTAAAACAAGAAAAGAAGCAGAAAAAGAAGCTGTTTCAGAAGCTTTAAAAATGCTAAATGATATGTTATGAGAAAAATAACAGAAAAAGCTGGACAAGCTTTTAATAATGGATATAGATTTAAAAAATCTAATACAGAAGTGAGAATTGAAAATGATGGTAGTGTTTATATGTATTTATTTGGAAGAGCTATAGCTAAAAAAGAAAATGGAGAAACATTTATTTGTAATGGGAATTATAGAGCCACTGTCACCACTAGTGATAGACTTAGTGCCATTGTTCCTGTAAGAAAAAGACAGGGACAGTTGATTGTAAAGGAAAAAGTTGTTCTAGAAGAAAAATGGTTAAATATTAATCAGATATGAAAACACTAATTATTCCAGATATACATGGGAAAAGTGTGTGGAAACAGATGATAGAAATAGAATCCCCAGATAGAATAGTCTTTCTGGGGGACTACTTTGATTCATTTGATATTCCAGGCTTAGACCAAATTCATAACTTTAAAGAAGTTATAGAGTATAAAAAGTCCGAACAATCAGAGGTCATCTTACTTATAGGTAACCATGATTATCACTATTATCCAGAAATTGGTTATAATGGAACTAGTGGGTACCAAGGTGGATTAGCTCCAAATATTAGTCAAGTTGTTAATGAAAACAGAGACCATTTACAAATGGCTTATACAATGGATCATTTTTTATTTACACATGCAGGAGTGAGTGAACATTTTATGGGAGAAATGTTTGGAGAAGATGGATATAATATAGATGATATTGATTTAACTTTGAATGAGTTATTTAAATATAAACCTCTTCTTTTTGACTTTTCTCCATATGATTTTAGCGGTCTTGGAGACCATGTAAAACAAACTCCTATATGGATTAGACCAACAGCTTTATTAAAAGCTAATAAAGAGAGTGAATTAAAATCCAAGTATATCCAAATAGTGGGGCATACACATAGGAAACATATTGATTTTGAAGGAAAATCGTCTGGAGGACGTTATTATTTTGTAGATACATTAGATGATAGTCAAGAATATTTAACTATTGTAGATGGACAAATTAAATTAAATAATTTATGAATATAAAAGATGTTGTCCTTTTTAAAGGCAAGAAATACAAATTTATTCACACTCGTAATATTACATTAGATGATATTAGAGCTGTATTTTTTCCAAAAAACTTTTATGAAAAATATCATTATTTGGGCTCTGTTCCTTGGAGAGAGAAAGGTGGAATATTTGAAGCAATGGAACCATTGGTAATATTCATGGATTACAAAGCAAGGCCTAAATGGTGTCCTAGGTGGATATTAAGATTTTTACATTTATTTGGTGATGATAATTCTATTGTTAGAGTGCGTAATAGAACATTGCACAATTTAAAACGTAAATTGACTAAAGGATTATCTATCAATGATTATAAGACAAAATGGGATTGGTTTGATCTTAGAATATCTATATATGGTACAGAACAGATGAATAACCTTGCTGAAGCTATTGAATCTAAATTTTATGAAGATGGACTAAGAGAAGAGTTGGCCGAAAGGATTAAAATGTTAGATCCTAAGACTAAATATGATAAGGGATACACTGTAAGTGTATTAAAACATGAATTAAGTAAACTACAAAACATTAATAATGATGATGATAATGACAACACAGGAATTTAACGAAAAATACAAAGATTATTTAGAGGAAGGACACTATGGATTAAGTATTTCCTACCCTGCTGTAATAACTTATTTAGATGCAATGTTTAAGGAATTAATTAAAATTCCAGGGTTCGAATATAGCCAAATTAAAATAAAGTTTGATTCTTCTAGATTTTATACTAATTTAGGAGAAATTATTGGTAAAATTGGGTATATTATAGAAGCAGAAGTAGAAAAACACTTAAATTTTCTACTTACAGTGGAAAATGAACTTATAAAAAGAAAGACTCATGAAGGATAAAATAGTGGACCAAGTGGTTGAAAAATACCAAACAAGAAGTGCTGTAGGAATACGTAAGTATAATTCTACACTAGAAAACAACAATTCTGATGATTATCTGCTTCATGCTCAAGAGGAAGCTATGGATCTTAGCCTTTATTTAGAAAAATTAATCACCTTGGTTAGAGAAGAACCAGATGATACTGTATTGGGAGCTAAAATAAGGAAAATGGTTAAGTAATATTTTTATATGTAGTTGTTTTATAAGGGGAAGCAAAGTATATTTGCAACCCCTTATTTTTTAACAAAAAAAAAACAAAATTTATGGATTTAGGATTGGATGCGTTGAGTAAAATAACTGTGTTTTCAAAATACAGTAAGTATGTTCCAGAGAAAAAAAGAAGAGAAACCTGGGATGAAATAGTGGATAGATATGAGCAGATGCTGATTAAGAAATATCCTAAATTAGAAGTGGCTATTATTGATAGTGCTAAGTTTATTAGAGAGAGGAAGGTTCTTCCTTCAATGAGAGCTTTACAGTTTGCTGGGCCAGCTATGGAAGTTAATAATGCAAGAGGTTATAATTGTGCTTATTTACCTATTGATAGTCTGTATAGCTTCAGTGAGACAATGTTCTTATTACTAGGGGGTTCAGGTGTTGGATTTTCAGTTCAAAAACATCATGTAAATCAACTCCCAGAGATAACAAAACCAGGGAAAAAAAGAAATTATTTAATAGAAGATTCTATTATGGGCTGGGCAGATGCTGTAAAAGTACTTATGAAAGCTTATTTAGAAGGATCTTTTATGCCAACATTTGATTTTAGAGCTATTAGACATAAAGGAGCCAGATTAATCACTGCTGGAGGAAAAGCACCTGGTCCAGAACCATTAAAATTATGTTTGGCCCATATACAGGCTGTGTTAGATAGAAAAGAAGTGGGCCAAAAATTATCTCCTTTAGAATGTCACGATATTATGTGCCACATTGCTAACTCTGTATTAAGTGGGGGGATAAGAAGAAGTGCTATGATTTCTTTATTTAGCCATGATGACGAAGAAATGATTACATGTAAATACGGAAACTGGTGGGAATTAAATGAGCAACGTGGTAGATCTAATAATAGTGCTGTTTTAGAAAGAAATAATGTATCAGAAACAGAATTCTTTGATCTTTGGAAAAGGATTGAAGCTAGTGGATCAGGAGAACCAGGTCTTTATTGGACTAATAATAAAGATTGGGGCACCAATCCATGCTGCGAAATAGGATTAAGACCATTCCAATTCTGTAATTTATGTGAGCTCAATGTAAGTGATATAACTAGCCAGGAAGATCTTAATGAAAGAGCTGGTGTAGCTGCTTTCTTTGGTACATTACAAGCTGGATTTACAGACTTCCATTATTTACGTCCTATATGGAAACAAACCACTGATAAAGATGCTTTATTAGGAATAGGAATGACTGGAATTGGTTCTGGGGAAATATTGAAATACAACTTAGATATAGCTGCTGCTGTAGCAAAGAATGTAAATTCTACAATTTCTGCTGTTATAGGAACAAATGAAGCAGCTCGTGTTACATGTATAAAACCCTCAGGAACAACATCTTGTGTATTAGGAACAGCTAGTGGTATTCATGCTTGGCATGCTCCTTATTATCTAAGAACAATGCGTTTTAATAAGAATGAGGACATTGCTATGTATTTGGAAATAAATCATCCAGAACTATGTGAGGATGATGTATTAAGACCAAAAGATACATTATGTGTAAGGATTCCTGTTAAAGCCCCAGAAGGGTCTATTTTTAGAACAGAAACAGCTGTTGATACATTAGAGCGTGTTAAAAGATTTTCCCAAGAATGGATCCTACCAGGACATGTTAATGGGGATAACACACATAATGTAAGTGCTACAATTTCTATTGATAAAAATAGAAAATATCCATTCCATTTAGAGCACGGTGATGTTTGGGAAAAAGATGAGTGGCAAATAGTAGGTGAATGGATGTGGGACAATCAGGAGTTTTACAATGGTCTTAGTGTATTGCCTTATTTTGGAGGAAGTTATGCTCAAGCTCCTTTTGAAGACATTACAGAAGAGGAATATAATAGTCGTATATCTTCATTAAATTCCATAGATCTTACAAAAGTGGTAGAATTAGATGATACAGTGGATTTTGGAGCTATTGCTGCATGTGCTGGGAATAATTGCGAAATAAATTTATAATAATGAAACACGATAATTTAGTACAAAATATTGTATCTTCGTTTTACAATATGATTAAAAATAATAAATAATATTTCCTTTGATTTCCGATTAATAATGAAAAGCCCCTAATGTTTCTACATATAAGGGGCTATTTTTTTGTGGAATCGTTGGGGATTATTAAGGATTTTTTTGTACATTTGTTTAAAGAATAAAATAAAAATATGGCAAAATCAAAGGAAACAGCTTCAGAAAACAAAGGAAAATTTCAAGAAGCATTAGACAAATTAAATAAGACATATGGTGTTGGAACAGTGCTTACATTAGACAATAACAATACAGAAAGTTATGATGTTATAAGTACAGGAAGTATTGGATTTGATAATGTTACATTAGGTGTAGGAGGATTTGTTAAGGGTAAACTATATGAATTGATGGGCTGGGAAGGTTGCCTAGCAGAAGACACTTATATTAAATTTATTAATGTTAGACCTGATGGAATTGTACAAGATTGTAAAGGTGGCACAATTAAAAATCTTTATGAAAGATTTCATAATAGATCTGAAGAAACAAAAAATACAATATTTAATGTAACTTCTATCAATGAACATGATAGAGTGTTTAGAAATCAAATAGCTGATGTAGTAAAATCAGGAGTAAAAGAGTGTTTTGAAGTTATCACTAAAAAAGGATTTAAAATTAAAGCTACAAAAGATCATAAATTTTATTCTGGAGAGAGTTATATTCCACTTGAAAAATTAAAAGTTGGAGACATAGTGTTTGTACACAATAATACTTCTTGGAAATGTTCTAAAAAAAGAACACGTTCAAAATATGAAGAAACTACAATGAAATGGTATTACAAAGGAAACCCACGCAAAATTAATGGGTTTGATTATTTTAGAGAAAAAATCCATAGATTAGTTTTTGAAGCTAATATGAATAACATGACTTATGATAAATATAAAGAAATGTTAAATAGTGGGATAACTAGTTTGCCTAATAATTTTTGGACTATACCTGAAGAATTTGATATTCATCATATAGATGAAAATACTAAAAACAATGATATTTCTAATCTACAATTAATACAAAATAGTGAACATGCTAAATTACATGCTTTAAATAATCATAATAATTTAAGATTTGTTGTTGTAGAAGATGAAATAGTTAGTATCAAATCTGTAGGAAACATGGAAACATATGATATTAAATGTTATTTTCCTTATAATAATTTTATTGCTGAGGGTATTGTAGTACATAATTCAGGTAAATCAACAATCTGTGGACATGTTGTTGCTGAATGCCAGAAAGCAGGAGGAGTGGCTTTATATATTGATGGTGAACACGCTGTTGATAAAAAATATTTCCAGGCAATTGGTGTAGATACAACAAAAATGTTAATTGCTCAACCATCATGCGGAGAAGAAGGATTTAATATTGCTATGGAAATGATTAATTCAGGAACAATTGATCTTGTTATTATTGACTCTGATAGCTCACTAATTCCTAAAAAAGTGTTAGATGGTGATGTAGGAGATAGCTCTATTGGTAAAAAAGCTTTACTAAATAGTAATGCCTATCCAAAACTTAAAACAGCTCTTTCTGAGCATAATGTTTGTGTTATTGTTGTTTCCCAGTATAGAGAAAAAATAGGTGTTATGTTTGGTAATCCTACCACTACACAAGGAGGACATGCTTTAAAATTTTATTCTGATTGTAGAATAGAAGTGAGTAAGAGTCTTGCAAAAGACGGAGATGTTAATTATGGTAATATAACTAAAATAAAAGCTATAAAAAATAAAATGTCTCCTCCTTATAGACTTTCTCAATTTGAGATAGTCTATGGTGTGGGAATTGATAAGCTTAAAGAGATAATGGAACTTGCCTCAGATTTTGAGATTATTAAGAAATGGGGTAAGACTATCACCTTTGGAGAGACAAAATATGATGTTGAAGAATTTAAAGCAATGTTGTTAGACAATGAAGAGTTTTATAATAGTCTAAAAAGTCAAATTATTAACAAAATTAATAACACAGAAATTAAAACAGAAACAGATGAGTCTACAAGTGAAGATTAAAAAATTGCATAAAAATGCAATAATTCCTTCTTATGCAAAAGAAGGGGATGCTGCAATGGATATTACAGCAACAGAAGTGAATTATGATAATCAATATGTATCATACAAAACAGGAATTGCTATTGAAATTCCAGAGGGATTTGTAGGACTTTTATTCCCAAGAAGCAGCATAAGTAAAAAAGAATTATTATTATGTAATTCTGTAGGAGTGATAGATTCTGGATATAGAGGAGAATTAGAGTTTAGATTTAAACTAGTGGGGAATGGTGTTCTAGCAAGTGGTGTACGTAATATCTATTCTCCTGGCGAGAGAGTGGGACAACTAATGGTGATCCCACATCCTTATGTTAAATTTGTAGAAGTGGAACAACTTTCAGAAACAAGTAGAAACGATAGTGGATTTGGTAGCACTGGTAACTAATACAAATAATAAGGAGGGAATTTATTTTCCCTCCTTTAAATTTTAAAATATGTATAAATATCAAAACAATTCAGGAAACATTTTTACTAATTGGATAGGAGTGTTGACAGCAGATCTAGAAGAACTTGTAATAGGATGGAAAATAAATTATAATATTTCTATACCATCTAATTTTATAGTACATTTGATAGATAAAAAACTGAAGAGAAATGAGTCTGAGTACTAGTATTATCACTTCTATTAAAGACGAAGAATTGGATATATTTAAGAAACAATATACAAATCTTGCTGACCTTAGAAAAGAAATAGATCGTCTTAAAAAGGAATACAAAAAGAATAAAGATGTTGTTTACAAAAATAATATCAATTTTTTTATAGATATGTATAATATAAGAGTGGGATATTTATATTATAAAAAAGTAAAGTGATATATGACAGCAGTAGAATTATCAAAAGTGAAAGAGTACCAAAGAGACTTCTATAAAACTTTTAAAAGAAAATTAGAAATTGATTGGCAATTAATGAATGGTATAGATAAAAATTCTAAAATAGAGGTGATTGAAATTCCTGAAGAATCTTTAGAAGATATTTTTGAACATTGTATAAATAAACACAATGCTGATTTAGATGTAATTAGAAATAGAAGCTATAAAGTTCATAAAGTGAATAGATGTAAAGAAAGAAAAGCTTTAGTAGAATTTTGTACTATAGTTGTTAAAGAAAGGTATTCTGTTTCTAAAGCTTCTAAACTAATAAACAGAGACAGGTCTTGTGTATATAATTTTTCACAAATAAAACCATAATGAGATCAAATTGTAAAATGCCTGGTTGTAATAATCCAGTGTGGAGCGACAAACTCTGTATAAACCACAAACCAAGAAAAAAGTTATTAGTAACTAGAAGTTTAAATAAAGGAAAAATGAGTAGTACAAAAGACGAGGAATATGAAAAAATGCGTACTTTTTTCAAAAGTATTTGGGATAAAAAACCCCATAAGTCAGAAATTAGTGGAGACTATATTGGGCCAGAACCTTTAAGTATATATTTTCACCACATACTACCAAAAGGAAAGCATCCAGAAGCTAAATTTGATGAAGATAATATAATACTTCTCACTTGGCAAGAACATGATCAAGTGGAGATGGATATATTTAGATTTCACGAAATTAACGAAAGAAGAAACACTTTAAAAGCCAAATATGAAGGAGCCTAACAGAGAACGCAAGAATGAAATTAAGTATGAAATACAACTTAATGAAGAACAAAAAGAAGCTAAAAGACTTATCAGGGAAAATCAAATAGTAGTTATTACTGGAAGAGCTGGTTGTGGAAAGTCCTTAGTATGCGCACAAGTGGCTTTAGACTTTCTTTTTAAAAAGCAATGTGAGAAGGTGTTAGTTACTAGGGCCACTATAGAAGTGGGTAATTCATTAGGATTTCTTCCTGGAGGACTTTCAGAAAAATTTAACCCTTATTTAGAAGCGTTTATTGAAAATCTTAATAAATGTTATAATAGCCAAAAGATAGAAACACTAATATCAGAAAACAAAATATTAGCCTATCCTATACAATTTATCCGTGGTAAAACTATTGATGATATATTAATTGTCGAAGAAGCGCAAAACCTTACTAAAGCTCAAATGTTAGCTATTTTAACAAGAATAGGTAAGACAGGAAAGATTGTTATTAATGGGGATCTTGAGCAAACAGATATTAGAGATGGGAGTATGAATGGTCTTTCTTACGTTATTGAACTTTCTAAAAAAATAGAAGGAATACAATATATTAAACTAAAAGAAAATCATAGAAGTGATCTTGTAGGAAAGATTTTAGATTTTGAATATGGCAAATAAACCATTAAGCAGAGAATTTTTATTAAACAGAGGATATTGTTGTGGCAATGGTTGCCTCAATTGTCCTTATAAACCAAAAACAAATATGAAAAATCAATTCTTTTACACCCGTAAAGAGCTTGTATCTGGAACACCAGAAAATCCTGAATTCAAAGAATTTAGAGATAGTTTTAATATTGAAAAAGTGGTGAGAACCATCACTATGGAAGATGGGAGAATGTTAGTGCTACTTGATGATCTCCATGAGAGAGCTCAACAAGTACCTGATGTTGATCCAAAGACAAACAAAATGAGAGGTTATAAAAGAGAGCGCAACACTTTCCAAAGTGAGATATACTTGGAGCCTGCTGATGCTGTTAAATTTTATAACCAAACAACCATCTAATGATCTCTGTTCTAACCATAACATACCAAAGGCACCATCTACTTGAGGAAGCTATACAGTCTTTTCTTCGGAATTTTCAAGAAGGAGATGAAATGGTTGTAATTAATGACAGTCCTGATGTAAAATATATATACGACCATCCTAATGTAAAAATAATAAATACGGAATTTAGATTTCCTTCTATTTCTAAAAAACTGGAATGGGGATATAAACAATGTCAAAATAATTATATTTATAGGTTAGATGATGATGATCTTTTAGGGCCCAATTCTCTAGGTATTGTAAAAAATGGAGTTAATATTGATGCTGATTATGATATTTACAGAAGTGATAGCCACTATTTTTTTGTAAACAATAAGTTTGAAAAGTTATCTGATAACATAAATAATGGTAATGTCTACTCTAAGAAATATTTAGATGGAATAAAATTTCCAGATAAAAGTGGTGATGAGGATGTTGATATAACTTTCCATCATAATGCTAAAATATTTACATTAAAATTCCCCACTATGATTTATAGATGGGGAATGAACACTTATCATATTTCTGGATGGGGAAAACAATCTTCTGACACAATTCTTAATAACACTGATAAGTTAATAAGAACCAAAGAGAGGGGAGAGATAATACTAAACCCTCATTTTAAAGAAGACTATTACAAACAGTTAATATCATAAAATAAAAAAGCCTTTCAATTACGAAAGGCTTTTTTCTTTATTTTGAAAGACGTTTTTGCTTCATAGGAAGCATCGGGCTCTTAAGTCGCAACTTAGTATCTGCTTCCCTCATAAAATTAGCATCAGGCCTAGAGTTTTTCACTTTAGGAGCTTTTCTGGGTTTACCAGATTTTTTAGCTTTACCAGCAGTCATGTTTTTACTTGCAACCATATGCACATTTTTTAACCTTTCCTCCCATTTTATTTTTACCAATAACTTTATTAGCTCTTTTGTTAGTGTAAGACTTTGCTTGATTTATACTATCTCTTGTTGCAATTCTCTTTTCTCTTGCTGCAATTTCTTTCAGCGTGTTAGCATTTGATTGCTTAATAGTTGTACCAACTTGAGCTTTCTCTACTTTCATTCCTTTTTTAGCAATAACACCTCTACCTTTAAGAATATCAGCTTTAGTTATTTTACCGTCTTTGTTAAGATCAGGGAATGAACCACCTTTTTTAGCTTTAACAGTTTTACCACCCATTTTTTGCTTTTTTAAAGGAAATCCATTAGCATCATAACCAGGTTTTCCTTTTTTAGACTGTCTATCTAAGTCTGAGCTAGATTGTTTAGCCCTTTTAAAAGCACTTTCAGAGTACTTAGGAGAGCTCATATTCCTTGCAGCTGCTTCATAATTATCCATCATCTCCTTTTTATAATAAGCTGAACTATCAGCCGTAGGTTTAACAGATTTACCAGCTTGAGCTTTTTTAATTTTTTTTACAGTTGCCATTATTTTTTCTTTTTTATAGATTTAACAATTTTTTTAGAAGAAGACTTAACAGCTAATTTTTTCTTAACTATTTTACCACCATTTTTTTGTTCTGGAAGGTTATTTTGTCTATCGTATTTAGCTTCTTTTTTAGCCTCTCTAGCTTCTCTACGTTCATCTCTTTTCACCTCTCTTTCAGCACGTCTAATTTCTCTGTTTCCTATCCTTTCATCTTTCCGCATTAAACGCTCATTTTCTCTTTCATCTCTATCTCTACTTCTAGTGACAGCACATTTTCCACTAGTGGTAGATCCCCATTGGGCTTTTTTAAGAGTTTTTACTGTGCTTTTTTTAATAGTTGCCATAGTTATTTTATTTAAGAATTACCGAATTTGGCAGGGTTTTACTTCCCTTTTTGGCTTTTAATTTTTTTCTCTTGTTTCAGCATTGCCGCTGTAGGTTTTTTACCAGATCCTTTAGCAGCTCTAATATTGTCCCATAATCCTCTTTTAGAATATGAGCCGTCAGCACGTTTGATCATTCCACCTTTCTTCATTTTCAAAGATTCTAAAGTTGAAGGAACTTCTTTTTTTAATATCTTTTTAGAGGATTCACTTTTTACTATGTTTCCAGATATTTTATCTCCTTCGCCTGTTTGCGTTTTCACTGTGTAACTAGGTTTACCTTTTGAGTACCCTGTAGTATCAACAGAAGTTCTTGTATATTTGTAAGGCTTTGTAATACCTCCAACAGTTGTTCTTTCTTTTTCTGTTTTAAATACACCAAGTCCTGGTCTAGAACCTTTAATTATTTCTTTACCTTCTTGAGCTTTCTTAATTTTTTTTATTGTTGGCATGTTAACATTTCCATTTACGAAGTGACTTATTAATCCTACTATTAGGATCATTAGCTGTTTTAGCAGATGTTAATTTCTTTTTCATCCCTGACATTCTTGAACAGAATGATTTTTTTCTAGGACCACCTTCAGGTTGTGGAGCTTTTAATCCTGGTTTTCCTGGATTAGCTCTATTATAAGAAGCTCTACCTTTAGCATTTAATCCTCCAGATTCAGATTTACCTTCTTTTCTTTGCCAGGCTGGTGTTTTACCACCATTTTTAAGTGTAGAGCCTTTAAATTCTCCTTTCTTTTTAACAAGAGGCCCATTAGGAACAGGGGTGACACCTCTCATCCTAGGAGCATCTTTAAGAAGTTTTTTTATTGTAGCCATCTCTTTTAAATGTTATATTCTGTTTCACTATAATATCACGGTGTGTAAATTGCCAAAGTTCTCCTGTAGAGTTTATAATTACAGTGTATATAGTGTCTGTTTCATGACCATAGTCTGTAATAATCCAAATGACACCATCACCTTTAGAGGTGGACACTTCCACTCTGTTTTTGGGTTCAAATATCATTTATTTAGCTTTGCGTTTTGCAGCAATTTTTTTAAAAGTTTTTGCAAGAGCTTTAGCTTTTCCTGTACATCCTGGTTTAGATATAGGAGTGCATTTTCCCTCTGTACCCCTACGTTTAATAGAAGCAGCTACATCACCTATCCAGTTTTTTTTTACTTTACCACCTTTTTTCATTGTTGTAGCACCTAATTGTTTGTCCTTTGTAAGAGGCACTTTAGGAGCTTTTTTATCAGCTAATGTACGTTCTTGCACCTTTGTCCAAGCACCTTTAGGATCTATAGGTCCTACACGTTTTGCTGGTTTTGCTACACCTCCAGCTTGGTATTTAACAATTTTTTTAACATTGGGCATTTTAATAAATTTTATAATTCTTTAGAAGATTCTGGAATCTCTACTACAATTCCTTCTTTCACTGAATTTGCTAATAAATTCTCAACAATATCAGCTGCTTTATTTGCTAAAAGAATTGTTTGAGCTTCTGGTGTAGAAATAATTGCTCTCAATGAATTTAATAAAAATCCAAATTCTCCTCCAGATAAAGAAAACTGTGTGTCCTGAGACCAAGTGTATTTCTTGTTAGGATTGAATGTTGGAGTTTCTTGATTAGGTTCCTGAGGAACAACTTTTAAATCTGACATATATTTAATTTTTGGTTTATAAACAAAGATATACTAATTTAATGTAATTTCAAAAACTATTGTAGCACTAGATTTTATACTCTTGCTTATATTAAGTTTTATTTGAAATATATTATGTAGTTTTAGTATTTCCTCTAGAAGAAGTTCATTATATTTAGGAAGTGATGGGGCCAATCTAAAATGATATGAATATGGATTTTTTGTTATTTCTAATGTAGAAAGTTCATCCACAGAATCTATCACTCCTATCAAATGCTGAAAATAAGCAAGCTCATTGTCTTGCATCACTTCAGGAAAAAACTTCTTATTTAATTGCATTAACTAAGTGTTAATAAATATTTAGTTTTTGCTGCTTCTCCGCTTAAAGATTGAGCAATATTTTCAATATCAGGCATGTTATTAGCTGATGCATAGTTTTCAAGTTGTTTAGCAAAACTAATCAAATCACTAACCACTTGCTCTGAAACACCTACACCATAGTCTTTAAATGGAGCACATGTTCCTATCTTAGCTCTAGTGCCTGTATATCCCATAATCTTTTCTACAATCTCATCTTTAAAATCAAACACTTTATCATAAAGACCGCCAAGAGCTTGATGTTCTGCATAACTTCTTGTGGCCCAATGTAAATTGTGTAATTGAAGCTCAAAATATGTAAGCTTTGTAGCTACAACATCTGGGGAAAGTTCTCCCCCAGTTGATTTTATCATGTCTTCAGGAAATAATGATTTTAATGCCATTTATCTAATTTTATAAAGGTGCTGTAGTGGTGGTAGTTGTTGTTGGTGCAACTGTTGTAGTAGTGGTAGTTGTTGGATTGCAACATTCATACGCAGGAATTTCATGCCATTTACCCACTTTAGGAGCTTTTCTTCTTAAAATTAAGCTACCAGCAACGACTCTTCCGCTTCCATCAAAGCGAACAAAGGCTTTTAAGTCTTTCTTATTACTCATAATAATCGTTTTTTAATAATTAATATTATATTTTTGTTTAATATCGAACAATTTTGTTAAATAATAATGAGTACAAAATTTCTTACTTTCTTCACTATTAAGTATTTCTTGTAAATAAGGATCTTTTAAAGGATCCGTTCCTGTATGATATTTTCCTTTATAAAAAGCAGGATAACCATTTCCTCTGTCACTCACTATTCCTGCATTATGAAGAATACCCACTCTATCTAATTTTTGAATTGGATCTGTAGCCCATGCAAAATCCATTTCTGCAATCACCTTGGTTTCTAATTTATTATACCAAAGATTATATAACACACTCCACATATCTGCACACCAGCTTTGAAATCCTTTAGATTCGCTCTCAAAAAACTGTTTGTTTACATTTTGTAAATGAAGTCTTATTGATATACAATCTGACAAGACTTTTTCCCAGAATTTACCATCTATATTCTTTAGAAAATATTGAGCTCCTCCAGAATGAGAATTATTTTCTTCTGCTATTTGTCTATTAATACCTGCTAAAACCGTAGTTTCTTGTAAAATGTCCTTCTTTTTATATTCTTCTAATTTATCTGGAAGAACATCTTTTGTCTTACTATCAAAATATGAAGCATTTATGTAGCTATTTGTATTAGATAGATAACAAATATCACCCTCTTTGTAAGCATCTATATTAAAATTCTCTGTAAAAATAACATCACTATCACAATAAAATATTGCTTTTTCTTTTAACTCTGGATGTTCGTTAAAGTGTCTCATTAAGCAATAGGGCCTAATTATAGGAATATAAATTCTAATAAGACTATTTATATTATGTAGATCGTCATAAAAAGCGAACTCAGATTCTGGGTAAAGATCAATCACCTTCTGCCAATTTGTATTTTTAGATCTATTTTTAGGATTAAAAATAAGCACCGTGGCTTTATCTGAATGTCCTATATTTCTAAGACTTTCCAACCATAAATGTACTTGCCAAACAAAATAATTATCACTAGGTTGCACACAGATAAATCTGAGATCCTTCATATATGTAGTTATTGGTTTTTTTATTAAGGAGCTAAAGTAGTGGTTGTAGTGGTTGTAGAGGGTAAGAGCTGTCCTATAGAATAATTCAATCTCTGCATTTGTTTTAAAATTTCATAGAGAAGATTATATTCTGCGCTCTGTCCTATTTGTTTAGAAATTATTGCCATTTTTATATTTTTTTTATTGTTACTATCTACTAACTTCTTCCCAGTCTATAGAAGCAAATGCACCCTCACCACCAGAAACTGTGCTTACAGCCATTTCTATTATAATTTCATAAGCTGTTCCTGTTAATCCATTTCGTTCTAGTTGGTTAGCAAATAAAGCTTCTTTTAATATATTTATTGATGGAGATCCTTGATTTGAGGAATTAACAAACCCACTTGCTAAAATTCTTCCACCTGTTGCACTAGTGCCTGTTAGATTATATTGTACAGCAGAATTAGCACCAGCATCTGTCCAAGATCCACCAGTAGTTGTTCCACTTGCAACAACTCTCCATTGATAACTTTTACCATTACCAATCCCTAAAAGGGAAATAGCTGTTACAATAACAATAGCATCAAGTCTTGCAGTTTTAAGTTTAACAGATACAATTGGATAGTAAGTACCAGCAACAGCGAAAGTTCTAGCGGCTGTAATAGATGTGCCAGCAGATTGTTGTAATCCTGCAAGCTCATAACCACCTTCAGAAATAACCGTAGAACAAATCTGTTTTAATGTACTCACTCCTGAAGTTTCTGTATTATTTTTAATCTCATAACGTAATGGTAGTGAGGCAGTTGTAATATATGTACTAGCAATTAGGTTTGCGTGGTTAAATGTGTGACAAACAATAAATTGCCCATTTATTACAAATCCCATACGTACAGATCCTACACCTAACCACTCAACGTCCATCCAAAGAATTTGAGCTTTAGTTAGATCTAGTGTTAATCCTGAAGGTCCTGAACCGTTTAATTTATCTCCATTCCAATTAGTCTGTAAAATAGGGGTGTTAACTAAAGAACCAGTCACTATGCTTCTTTCTACAAAAGACACAGAACTATTATTTTGTTCTAAATAAAAACCATTATCATTTCCATAATAACCAATGCGTTGTCTTAATCCAGTTTTAGCTGGACTCATTACAAATGTGTTCAACACAAGAAGGGACTTACCTGGTTGATAAGAAAACACTTTTATAGTTTCTCTTACCACTTCAGAGTTTAATGCTGCTGTCACATTTAAATCAACTAATCCTTGATTTTGATTAAATACTGCAGTTCCACCAACATTAGTTAGTGTAGACCATAAATTATTATCTGCATATCTATGACTAGAGTCAAAAAGCGTAAAAGGTTCAGACACTCTAAGTCTACCAAAAGAATCTGAAGCTACTGACGGTAGTACAACATTTGTAGGATTTGATGGGCTATTGTTATTAGTACAACAGTTTACAGCTTTGCTCACTTTATTCAAATCATTCCAAATTCCCCAAAGGAGATTGGATTCATTGCTCCAGCCTATCTGTTTACTTGGTATGCTCACAATACAAAATTTTAATGTTCAAAGATATATTGTTTTTTAATATAATCAATGAACTTGAAATAAATAGAATAATGATTTTAATTAAGAGAAAATAACTAATTTAATTATCTCCCCTGTCCTTGATATTTAGATACTTTTTTGTCTTTAGGACCAGAAGATTTCTTAGCTTTTCCAGACTTTCTTTTTCCAAAAGAAATCTTGTTTGCTTTAGTTATTGACTTTGCCATTTTTTAGAATTTTATTTTCCAATAAGAATTTATACCATATTGTATATTTCCATTATATATAACAGAAACTCCAATTATTTTGTCTTTTTTGTCTTTAAACAATAAGCCTGTATTTATTCCAGATATAATAGAAGATGGGTTTCCCATAATTCCTCCTCCTACATATAATTGATTTTTAGCAGGAATAGGTTTTTCAATTGTTATAGTTTTTTCTGGAATTAAAAGATCTGCAATAAGACTAGTACCTATTAATTTGTTATTAAATACAGTGTCTGTAACAATAGCAGAACCATAATCTTTAATTTTAAACTCTGTTTGATATGTATTTTTTTCATAATACTTATCTCCCAAAGAATAATAATTTTCTAAAATAGTTTTATACGAAGCAGAGTCTGTAATTGTTCTAACACTATCTCTCCATAAAGTGTCTGCTTTTGATTTAATTAGCTTTGGTTTAGCCTGTACAGTGTCGTGCACAAGAATAGGAACTAACACTGTATCTATCTTAAGAGCTGGAATATCCTTTTCTCCTGTGTTACATCTTTGGAGAATAACCAGACCAAACAATACAATTATAATAATTGACAATAAATTTTTATTCATACTTTCTATTTATAAAATTTCCAAATATACCCTCCTGCTGTTTTTTGGTTTCCTTTTATAGCTTCAGATATACAACTTTTATTTATACCTAATTCTTTAGATGCATAAGAACCACACTCCCACTCTTTAATAAAATTATTACTTATATCAAATTGATAAACTTTTTTAGCTCTTCCATTATAATGACCCACACTTTTTAACCAATGCCCAGTTTTTTTGTCTTTATGTGTTTTAGACATTTTAATTTTTGTTTCTGCAGAGGCTTTTCTTCCTTTAGCTTTTTTACGGATTTTATCTTTAGTTTCCACAGATAGTTTATGTCCTTTAAGAGCTATACTTCTTAAAATATTAACATCTTTACCTAAAAAACCTCCATTTCCACCATCTGCTATATTGCATAAAATACCTCCATTAGATTTTTTTCCGTAAATTTTAATAAATTCTATTTCTTTTTTAAATGCTTCTTCGTTAGTTAAATCTTCTAAAATAATTTCTACTTCATAATTAGTTTTATTAACAATATTTTTCCAATAATTATTTCTGTTTTTACTATTATAAGCTCTTCTATAAAGTGTATCATTAGACAGTCCAACACCAATATAAAAAGGTTGATCTAGGTCCAATCTAATATGACGGTATAAATAAGCCATTAAATTAAATCTTTATCTGATTTATAAGGAATGTATACAGTTTTACCATTGATTTTTTGTGCTACTAGAATTTGATTTCTCTGATTCCCCGACGATGAAAAAGAAACGTGAACCCATTCTGGGTTATTTTTTCTAGGAAATTCTGCTATTAATTGGTCAAATTTTAAGTTGTCTTTAATATAATCAAATATTTGCTTATTAGTAATAGAAGTACCATCCATATCTATATCTATAGCCTCCCCTTTGCAGTGCTGAGAACTTACTGCTCCTCCTATTGCTCTATTTAGAGCAGCAGATCTATATCCAGATGATACATGAATAGCTACATTAAAATAAGTACGAATAGGTTCAAAAATATTTAAAGCAAGCTTTTTAAAGTTTTCAATATGTTCTTCTGTAGGCATATTAGATATACCATGTCTTTTTGCAGACTCACTGCGCATCACTTCTGCTAATGATAAATGTTCTGATAGTTGCATATATTATGATTTTTTTATAATTAAATTATTTTTCTGAAGGGTTTTTTATTTTAGCCACTATATTACCTATAGATTCTACACTAGTGAGGCCTAAAGCCACTGAAATAACAATTACATTAGCCCAGATAAAAGTATCTGAAGTGGTAAAATGTTCCTCTGTTTTTGAATTTACGTGAAAAGTGTAGAAAAAAGTGAATGCACCTACAATACCTACAAGTCTTTTACTAGAGTTCTCGCTGGAAGATGAAAAAAATCCTCCTATAAAATTAATAAACTTCTTTATCATACTATTTTCCTCCTGTTATTTTTTTAATTGATGCCACTGTTGCTCCAAATAATGAAGCCACGAAAGCTATTAATAATTCTCTGTTAGATGTAGGAATTTCTTTATCCATTAATGTATAAAAAATGCTTAAAGACATTATTATAACAATAAGACTCCCTGTAAAATTCATCCAGTTTATATTTTTGTTTTCCATATTATTTTTTAAAATTTGAATATAAGTTTGTAATATATTGTAATATGGCCCCTATAGATACTAATATACCCACGGTCCACATAATTTTATTTTTAAACTCTTTTGTTTTTTCCTGCTCTTTCTCTAAATGCTCTATTTTGGCTTTTAATAAATTTATATCATTTATAAACCCACCTTCCTTTGTTAAGGGGTTCCCTAATATTGCATCAACCACTTGATTCAATTTTTTATCAATTGAATCAATTTTTTCTTCCATTTCTGTTAATCTTTGGTCCATGTTTGTAAATTCTAACTTAATTTGTTCAGAATCCATTAGAGTTTAAATTAATATAAGTTAATAAAAGTTCCTGGGGAAGGAACAAAGAGGGAGGCCAAAGATATGTAATAAATATATAATAGCCAAATTTATTTTTGTACAAGCAAAAAATGGCCAGGAGCTCATTTATACAAGCTCCTAACCATTTACGCTTAAAAAGCTATTTAATTATTCTTGATCTACAAGCTTCATAAAAACAGGGTATATTTCCTCTGTTTCAATGGAACTAAGATCTTCTATAGTTAAATTAGAACTCCACAAAGTGGAAGGATTTATTTCTATCTCAGAAGCCAAAACCTCTTTATATTCTTTGTTAAATTCTTCTATCTTTTCTGTAGGAATTACAACTTCCCCATCTTTTTCCTCTCCAAAACTTTTAAATAGTTCCTTTTGAGCATCTTCAAAAATCTTCACTTCTCCTTGTACTAATTTATTTAGTCTTTGGAAGTAAAGCTTATTCTTCATCGAAGTTTTTTGCTTTAAAAGTCCTTTAGAAAGCTCTTCTTGTACACCATCTTTAGTTATGACCATACCATTCAACTCATAATTAAGTTGAAGTATCTCTTCCATTTTTAATTTCATTGGTTTAAAATTTTAGTTATTTTACAAAAATAAGTATAATTTTCTAATTATACAGGAATTTCTGTTGTTGTGGTGGTAGTAGTGGTGGGAGACTCTGTAGTAGTGGTAGTAGTTGTTTCCCAAGGCAACGGTAGCACTATTAATGGTGGATTAACTATAAGGTTTAATTGGTTATATAGAGGTGTATCAATCATAGTCATATTCATAGACTCTTCTAACCAACCACATATTTGTTCATATGTTAATTCATCATACGGTATAAAGTTTTCAGGATCTGGCTGAGTAAAATCTTGAATTCCAGGTATTGTTACGCTATATTCTATGCCATCTTTTGTAGCACTAGCCTTTCTTATCCAGTTTACTTTGATTACAACATCTGTTAACTCACCCTCTTGTTGTTTACATTGCATCTGTTCTATGATCCATGTATAAGTTGTTTCCATATTTTATTCTTTTATTTGTTAAGATTATTAATAATTAATTTAAGCTCATTTATTTCTTTTTGTTGCTCTTTTATCGCTTCTATAAATAGCCCAGCAAAATTACCATAGGTTACACTATAACTATCATTCATATCGTCATAGTTTACTAGCTCTGGCATTATCTCTTTAACTTCTTGAGCAATTACACCTGTTTGTGTTTTTTTCTTCGGATCATCAATTCTGTTAAAATAAACTCCTCTTAATTTAGTTACTTTTTCCAATGAACTATCTATTGTAACTATATTTTCTTTTTTTCTAACATCTGACGCCCAATCCACTACACCCGTTGCATATATATTTCCTTCAACATATAATCTATAAGAAGCTGATACAGTACCACTTGGGCCTATAGCAAAAGATCCATAGGTTCTATTATGAAGCCAAACCCAACCACTACCGTTTTGTTGATATAAACCCCCATTACCATTTTCAAACATAAAATTATTCCAATATCCACTAGGATCTATAATATTTAATCCACCATATCCGCCTTTATTATAGCCAAACATTTCCCATGTACCAAAACTAGCTGATGTACTACGTCTAAAATGACAAGCATAATCTTGATTATATAACCCAGTATCTCCATAAGACCTAAACCAGTTAGTTGAATATACAGCACCGAATGTAGGATTAGTTTTATCAAATCCTGATAAGTTAGTTGCGGTTGTTGCAGTACCAGCGTTACCTGTAACGTTAATACTCCAAGTTCCACTAGCTCCTCCACCTGTTAATGTTGGTGAGTATAATGTGTAGTTTCCGTCATGTAAAATAGCTCTCCAAGGATTAAAAGTTCCAGCATCACCATTTCTAGTTCTAAATGCAATAGAATTTCCTCCTCCACTATAAGTAGCATTTAACCACATATCATAACTTCCACCAGCACTAAATCTAACAATAGGACCTGTAAATGGTGCATTAGCTGAATATGTAAAACCTGTAGCATTAACATCCATTGTATTAGCGTCAAGAGTAAAACCTTGATAATACATTATGTGAGAAGGTTTGCTTGACACGTTACCCCAAGCTACACCGCCTGCAGTTCCAGTAACATTTATTCCCCAGGTTCCATCAGCAACTCCTCGAATAGTATTTTTAACATGAGCTACCGAGGCTTTACGTGACCATCCATCACCATTAGAAACAAAAAAACTATTAATAGTAGGATTCTCACTTTCAGATATATTAAAGTTAATATAATTAGCATAAATATATCCACTAGCATCACGTTGTACAATATGATTTACATTAACACCTGTAGTAATATTTGCTGCAGAGATATTACCAGATAATGTTCCACCAGTTAATGGTAAAGCATAGGAACTATAGTTACCTGCATCTAAAATAATATTACCTAAAGATGTAGGTCTACTCCTAACAAAATTTACAATACCAGTTTCACCAATACTAATAGCAGTTTTTGCTCCTGTAGCAAAAGAATCTGTTGTTGCAATATACATCTTTGTACCATAATTTCCACTTGATTGTACATAAATACCTGCTTGTGCTGTATTTCCAGACCAAGCCCAAGTAATTCCAGAAGCGTTGTCTGAGATACTACTTCCAGCAAAGCTTATACCATAGGTTCCAGTACCAGGTGTGGTAGTATTAATTGTTGTAGAAAAACTTGAAACAATACCTGTTGTTGTAGAAGTAGAAACTGATGCTGCTGTACCACCAATACTTAAACTTGATGCTGTTCCTGTTAAACCTGTTCCAGCACCACTAAATGATGTAGCTGTTACTGTACCTGTTACATCTAGTTTAGTCGAAGGTGAAGTAGTACCTATACCTACGTTACCTG